GGAGAAGGGTTTGGCTTGATAGGCTCTTCTGACATAAAAAATCGTAATATTTATTAATATACTAACTCCACTTTACCTTGTCAGCCCAATAAGCCGCACTTGTCTTACCTTTTGCAATATTTTTGGCGTGTCTAGCCTTAAAACTCTTACGTTTTGCCTTGTCTGCATCGCTTTCACCTTTTCTTGGTGGTTTTGTCTTTGCTCCCTGCATACCAAATCTGATAAGTCTAAATCCATCACCTTGTTTGATAACCACAGCATGAGACTTGCCACTTGAATGACTTGGAGTTCTGATTGGTTTATCAACCCCTTGGAAAGTATGCCCACCTCTTTTAATTGTCATTTGCCTATTTTCTCCTGTGCCATTCTATGCGCCATCGCAAAACTCATCCCTTCTCTCATCTTGCGTTTCATATAATCCATATGGCCTTTTGTATGGTGGGCTGAATGTTCTTTTAGTTTGTCTTTTTGTCTTGTAGTTAGTTTCATTTTTTCTTTTTTTTGTTCCTAATTCTTTTGTTTGCTCTTGCAAGTATATCGGCATCTGCCTTCCTTGCCCCACCATCACCAGTTACGAAACTATCTACTCTACCAAAAGCCCAAGTATTAATATCTACATTTCTTGACCCACTTTGCAACCAAGCTCCTTGCCCTCTTCTAAATACAGATTTAAGTTCCCCAAAAGTGAACTTTGAATCTTTTGCTTTATTTTCTAAAGCAGTCACTACTCTTGCACTTAAAGGTTTAGCTTTTGGTGCTTTTTTTACGCTTTTTCCTTTTTTTGGTGACATTTTGGGCAACTCTTGATTTGGATACGGCTTTTATATCAATTTTTTCACCACGCTTGTAGGCTTCGGCAGTTTTCTTGATCTCAGCAGCTTTCGCTCCCTTGTTCTTTGCTCCAGACAGATATTTTTTAGGAACACCTGTCTTTTTGTCTTTTGCAACTCGCCTGAACTTTCTAGTCACTTTTTAGATTTTTTCTTTGTTGCTTTAGGCTTTACTTCACAGTTTTCTGCCTTCGGCTTTGACTCATCATAAGTTTGGACTTTAAACGTATATCCCATTACTTTTTGCCTCCTTTTTTAATTTTTTTTGTTTTTTTTGGCTTACCGTACATAAGAACAGAAGTAGCTGTTTTTATATTACTTCCTTTTACGTTTTTTAGCAGTTGATAAAGCTATTGCCTGTGCTTGCTTTAATGTTTTGCCCTCTTTCATCAGCAAACGAATGTTACCTGAGATAGTCTTTTGTGATTTTCCTTTTTTTAATGGCATATCTATAATTTATATTCTTTTTTAATTTGATCTAAAGTCTTTTCTGTTCCATCGCTTCTGATAATTTGCCTTAATGCTTTTTGACCAGAACTTCCCTTCTTATTCGCTAAAGTTTTAAAGAATTTCACCTTCTGTTCACTTCCAAGAGTTTTTAACTGCAATTCCCGATCCTGATTTAATAACCAATCACCATAAGCAACATTCTGTGGAACTCGGCCTGTAATACTTGGCCTTGTATCAAGTGCAGTTTCAGGTGGCTTTTCAAGTCCAGGATATTTTTTTTGCAATCCATCAAAGTCAACAACAGGAACGGTAGTCGATCGACAGTTAAAATGCTGTGGTGGTGTTGGGCCTTTGTTATATTCAAATTTTTTACCATCTAACCTCTGACATATTGGGCTAGTTCTTGAATCTAATGTCGCAACATATTCATATTTTGGAGAAACCTTTTTATTTGCTGCATAAACCGCCTGACTTGCTTGGTTTTGTACTTGATTGATTGATGTTCTTATAATCGTTTGTAACTGATGATTTGCAAGTTTTGTAACCTCACCGCCTGCTGCTGCAATTTGTTTTACAGATAGTGGCCCTAAGTCTGCAAAATCTAATTTTCCTACAAGTCGTCTTGCTATCTGTTGTGTAGTTTCTCCGCTGAATACACCTGTCCTAATTGCTAAAGTTAATTTCTCTTGTGATTTAAGTGCTATCCCTCTAAACGCTTTATTGACAGTCTCTCCATTAGGTAGCGTTATTGATGATCCCTGCGTTGCAGTAAGTTCAAATTTGCCAGAACCAAATTTTTTAAAGGCATCTTCCTTAAATTGTTCAGTCGTAAATATATTTATCTGAGTTGGGTCGGTCATTATTACCGATTCTGCATATTTAGGACTAACAGCAACACTATTTATTGGCACATTTCCCGATGCTGTTACCTTTTTGAGTTCATTTACAATAAAATCTCTCTGTAAAACAGTTATCCCCTGCAATTCTTTTTTAAAATCTTTAGCCGTAGCACCAGACCAAGTATTTAAACTATCTTTTGCCTGTTTTATTATTGCTCTAAATCTTTTCCTTGTCTGAGGTGCAATGATAACAGGCTGAACACCTTTTTTTGCTGCCTCTTCAATGGCTTTTGTTTGTCTTATATCTATATCTCTTAATTGTTTTGCAGCCTTTAATATTATTTCGTTATATGTCACAGCATACTTCTTAGCAACAGCATTACTAAAACGGTTGAGATCAATTGTCTCTCTGTAAAATACCTCTGGAGTTGACATTCATTAAGCTGCGTCAGGTTGGGTTGGGGCTTCCATTTCGATCAAACCACCTGCCTGTGTTGCTTCAACTTCTTCCTCTACATCGAAATCATCACCAAGAATCTCGCCACTACTTAATTGTGTAAGCAATGTTTCCTGGCTAATAGTACCAGCAGTAAATAGTTGTAATAAAGATTGAATTTCCTGTGGTTCTAATCTTGCTGTTACAAAGTCTCTATTCACAAAACTGCTTCCTGCATTTGGTTCATTTAGATATTCACTATGAAACTTCAAACAGTTATCAATCAAGTCCTGCATCTGTTGGGCAATGACCATCATTGTGCTGTCATTCTGTGACCTATCAATTCTTTTGGCCTCGGCTGACTCACCTACTAATTTCTGACCAAGAACTGCTGCTAACGACAGTGTATTGATCTGGTCTCCAATATCTGTAAGCCTTTTGAATTGACTATCGTAACTATCACCAGAAGGGCTAACATATTCCATCCTTGATTCAGGTGGTAATGATAATGCTTCATTCGGCCCTGTTGTTATCTCATCTGCATTGGGATAACCAAAAACAGCAAGCAATGGTACAGAACTGATATGCAAAATATTATCAAGGTCACTTTGTATTTGATAATGCTTAAGGTTTAATTCTGCTATGTCATACAAAGGACTGCGACTTTCAAACATTCCCACCCTATTAGCATAAGCAACAGAAAAAGGAATCTTATCCTTTATGCTCATCTCCCCTTCATCATGTAATTTATATTCGCCCTTATTATTTTTCCTGTGGATTTCATATCTACCAGGCTCAAGCACCCTGATTTGTTTTACAATTTTCTCTCCATACTTGCCATCAGACTCAACAACCTGTTCCATCAATCTAAGTTGTATTAATTTCCTTACCCCATCAACAATCTCTGTTCTCCAGCCAAGAATATCTTTAGGAGCATATGTAACCCAATATGGCCTTGCCTTTTCTCCATCTTTTGGTGCATCAACAAGCACCCCTACGTGACCGAAGCTAATTGCAACCCTAGCTGTTTGATACAACCAAACATTAAGATCATTCCCTTCAAGGTCTACATCAAAAAGCTGCTCTCTAACTAAATCCGAAACGTCATCCAAACGAATAGGCTTCCTGACCAGCATACCGCTTAACATTTTCTCAATGCGCTGCAAATATGGAACGACTGTTGATCTTGAAAGCCGAACGTCATATGAATCATCAGTTTCTCTGCTCTCCTGTGGGAGGTATTTTCTATGTTCACTCCTGATCTTATATGTTCCCTCTTTCAAATCTTCAACCAGACCCCAGAAATTTGCCATCCTTTGATAGGCAGCATTAGGACTTGCAACCGTTGTAGGAGCTAGTGTTACAGGCTGATTGTAAATATTCAGAGAGCTATACACGGTTTTTCCTCATAGTACCATTACTTTTAATATATTCTAATACCAGTTGGCCTGCCTGCCCTACCATAAAGAATATTAAATTCACGATAAATTAAATAACCTAACGCATCCACATGGTGGTCATATCCATTTTGCTTATCAGGATCACCTGTCTTTTCATCATAACTTTGCAATTCAAGGCACTCAATTAAACGAGTGCAACGGGCATGAATCTCCAAACGTCGTTCCCCTTTGCCGTTTTGTAGTAACGCATTGACGGTTGCAACTCGATCTTTGATAAAGGGATTGCTCTTGAGAGCCATTGAACTGAATCCGTAACTTTCGAGGATTGCGATGTCTGTTTTTGATGCGTTAATCGTTGAACGTGCTGAACCACTTGCGTCTGGGTAAACTAATATTCTGTTTGAAGGATAACGCCTGAGTATTTCCTGTGCCAACGCATCTGTATCATTTTGTTTTGATATTTCATCTATGATAATTAACTTGTCTCCAGACTTGACACCAACCACGGCGTTACAATTCATTACGTTGAAATCGACCCCGATTCTTAACACTTCCATCTTGATATCAAACGGTATTTTATTAATTACATGATCATTACGATTAAAACGGTCATAAACCTGACCGCTTGTAAGGTTGACCCATTGGCCTAGCAAGTAGGCTTTTATTAACTGCGGTGGATAATTTTCATACAAAGACGGAATAAATGTATCGGGCAAATATGGGTTATCAGCCGTTTTTGCTTGTATCAATCCTGTGTCTGATTTTTTATTTTTCTCAAAGGTTTCAAATGCCCATCCATGACCTTCAGGAGTTGTTGTTGCATAGAATTGCTGAACATTACCAGATCTAAGTCTTGCAAGTGCCATATTCATAGCGTTTTCTGCCTCTCTTTTTGGAACAGTATCTGCCTCATCAAATCCAATTGCACATAAGTTTTGCCCTCTCAATCGTTGATAAGTAAGCATGGTTCTTAATAAGATTGTGTGAGTGCCTTCTTTAAATTCCAAAGTGAAAGATGGTAAAGGAGATGCTCTATAAGAAAAAGGAATCTGCCATTGATCTAAGAGTTCATTCATGGTTCTCACAAGAATATCTACTAACATTGCATGAGTTGGCTCAAAGAGTGCTGATACATGACCAACATTCATTGCTGCAAGTATTGTTGCTTTTGCAACTAAACCAACTGTTTTACCAGCACCAAAACCACAGACAAGAGCTAATTTTCTATGGTCGAGATCATCACAAAACTTTGATTGATGCGGAAGTAAATCCTGATTGATGCGCTCTATCGCTTCATCTGCTGTCGGTAAGTCATAAGCACCAATTTGATATAAAACTTTTCCAGGTTGAACTGTATCTAAAATGCTCACGAAATAATCTGTGCAAGTCTAGCTGCTGTATTGATTGCACCAAGAGCAATATGTAAATGTCCTTTTTTTCTTGCTTCCACTTGAAGCGTTGCA